TTTCACTAGCAGCGCAATATGCGACACGCCGATTTGACTTATTATCCAACATCCGTAAAGTAGTTAGAGCTGCCTCAATGAAGGCAAGCCGACGCGGGGTGGAGCAGCTCGGTAGCTCGCTGGGCTCATAACCCAGAGGTCCATGGTTCAAATCCATGCCCCGCTACCAATTGACCGTCGTTCCCATTATCGGAACGGCGGTTTTTTATATATTCCATGGCTTTTGCTGGCGTTAAGTTCTCATCCAGCAAAGCCATCAACGGGACGCCGAAGAAATCGGCCGCCGCGCAAGTTTCGTCAATGGTCCAATCGGCCTTGCTCTGAAGCCTCGACGCCATCGATTGCGGCGAGAGCCCCATTGCCTTAGCAAGGTCCTTCTTCATTAAACCGCTGTTGGACAAGATCATGTTCGTATTCATCGCAACAACGTCCTGCCTGCGCAATGTAGCGCTCGGCTGAATATCTAGCATTGTCATGAAATTCATTTTACTACGGTTTTAGCGTAGTACTCGGCGTGTTGGCTACGTCATATGGTTAATATTTGGTCTAGAACTTCATCAAATCTTTAGTCTGAAAGTTTTTAAATGATTAGTCAGATAAGAAAACTCATGAGAGACAATCACGTCACACAGCGCGATCTGGCGCATGAGCTAGGCGTCTCCGAGCAGGCCATCAGCGACAAATTCCATGGCCGCTCAAATTTCACGTTGCGTGATGTGTCGCGCATAGCCGACTTTTTCGATGTTTCCACTGATCTCGTGCTTGGCCGAGAGCCTTTGGAGGTGGCGTGATGGCTGGCGTGGAACGTGTGTCGGTGCATGTAAGCCGTCTGGCGCATTGCCCTGATGTGTTCTTCGTCGAGTTCTCGCGTGCCGGTTCTGTGGGGAACCTCGTTGTTCCTCTGGATCGTTCCGAGGCCGAAGCGTTGCGCGACGAGCTTGGCGAAGCGCTGTCGGGCCGGATTACGGAGGCCCCGGATGTTAGTTGATGGTTTTAATGATTTCCACGGCTTCAGGGCATCCGTCCCAGACGATGGTGAATTTGATGGGGTAATGGGCTTTGCCGTCCCCGTCCTCCATGTGTCCGTCAAAGAATGTGGTGCCGCCTTGCTGTCGCTCCTCGCGCAGTTTCGGCAGTTCAATGTTGAAGAAATGAATGTCGGACAGCGCCCATGGTTTGCTGTCGGTTCTTCCAAGACGGTTGTTCCATGTGTTCGTGTAGGTTCCCTCGACCGCTTCGGCGAACACGGAGATGTTACGCGCAGGGCCTCCGATGTTGGTGAGGACGAAACTCGCCCCGCTTTCGTTGATATCAATTCTGAATTTTGGCGGCATGGGAGGCTTGAGAGTCGCCGACGTTGTTGTGGGGAACATGGCGTCTATCTGCTCGTTGGATATCGGTTTGGTCTCTTCGTCGTCTGTGTGGCGGACTTTACGCACGACATACCGAATGCCGGCGAACAGGCCAGGAACGCCGACGATTGCCAGGATCACTCCGAGGCCATTCCACCAATCTGCGGACAGCCATTCAAGAATTTCGTTCATGTCCATCAATCTATCCGTGCCGTTGGAGGTGTCTCATGCCGTATCTGAAGCCTGACCAGGACAGCGAGACGGCGGCGATGATGTCGCTGAAGTTCAGGTGCATATATTCTTCCTTCCTTCGTTGTTTGAAAGGTTTGGTTTGTGCGATCACAAGCCTATCGCTGCGGAGGAAGGAGCCTAACCGTCCATCCATGAATCAAGGAGCAGTGAAATGAGCGTCACAGTCAAACGTGTGGACAGGAAAAGCAGTCAACGTTTTTACGAGCTGATCGTTGAGACGGCAGAAGTCACCGTGCGCGTCCCGTTCAACGGCTACGAGCTTGACGATCTTGAGAAACAGATCGACCGATGCTTCAACGAGGATTGACGTGAAACGTTTCATCAAGACCGTCCTGCTGCTGCTGGCAAGCCCGTTCGTATTCCTCATGCTCGGGATCGTCCTCGCCATTGTCCGGTGTGGTGATTTCCTCACCGACGACTGACGGCTTCCGATAACTGAAGATGCCCGTGATCCAGCCGAAGGTCGGTTGCTGGGTAGGCGTGATAAAGCACCCGGCCGCGCCTTGCCCAGCGCGTTACAAACACGCCCGGAACGCCGGGCGGTTACAACGGCCCCAGCGGGGAGCTATGCGGGTGTACACAGATCGCTTCACGGCGTCTTGTTCGGGCGCAACTGGGGACCATCGCCGGCATGCGTGCCGGGCTGTGCGGCGAGACCTTGCGCGCGGCTTCGGCCGCTGACCTATGCGACGGCGCGGCTCCGTTACGAAGCAACCTTGCATGGCGAACCCTAACCCGGAAAACACTTGAGCAATCTTGTGTTTTCCGGGCTGGGTTCCCCGCTCTAACGCCCCACCACCCGAAGGGCACATCAATTCTTATCCACTTACCCATAATATGAAACGAGGTTCGAGACATGGGTTATTCGGTCGATTACAAGCCAACAAACCGCCGACGCGCCAAGAGGACGGTGCCGAAGAACAAGGCCCAACGCACGAAGGACATCAAGAACGCCATTCGATGGAACATCAGGCAATTGGAGCATGACACTGCTTCTACTGCCTACATCCAGCGTCCCTTGATTATCAGCATTCTTCGTCTGAACCGCATCAGTCCGCACGCCGACCCGTCCGGCGACAACACTTTCCAGCAGCTGATTGCCGAGGGTTGGGTACCGCGCCCGGAGCGTTTCGCCGGCGCGCAGTGGTTCAGCCGCGACAATCTGTTGCAATCACTCAAGGCTTACGTGAGGGCGTGACTATGCGGGCGAAACTGAAACTAGTGATCGAGGAAACCGACGACACGGGTACCATCACAACCACGTTGCCGCTGGCGTTCGCCATGCTCGACGATATAGGGAACCCAGTGGTCGGCGTTTATGACAAGCTCAAGAGCGACCATAGACGTTTGCGCTTCGCCACATGGTTGATTCCGGCCGTCACCGGAGCGATTATGCAAGCGAACTACGGCACCGACCAAGATTCTGAGGCCGGCATATGAACCCACGAACGAAGCTCACGGCCAAACAGGCGGCCCTATATCTGGGCGTAAGCGAAAGCCTGTTGCGCAAGTGGCGCGGCGAACATTACGGCCCGGTGTTCTACCGGCCCACGGACGCGCCCAACTGCCCAGTGCTATATGAAGTGGCGGACTTGGACATGTTCGTAGCGCAGCGCAAGCGCAAGGCGGCCCAGAGTGCCGCGTAGGCAAGTAGTCGCCCCGTCAATCCGTTCGGCCGAGATAGCGGCGTGGGGCAACGACTGTTGGTTGGAGCTGCCCGGTTGCACGAAGGTTGGCACCGAAGACGACCATATAGTGCCCCATGCGCATGGCGGCAAGGACACCGTGCCGAACCTACGCCGCGCGTGTAAGCATTGCAACGCTTCGCGGCAAGACCGTGTGCTGTATGGCTATGGCTGCCGTTTGCACATGATCGTATGCCCGCCCGGCTCATGCGACCGGGAGGCCGTGGACTACATAGCCCAGCACGCGAAGCCAAGCGACCCGGTTGTGTCGTGGGCTTCGCTGGCCGTCGCCATGCGCGTGGATGAAGCGGACATGGAGCAGCGGCGGGCCGTGGCTATGGCATGGTCTGCCGCCTACCGCCAGTTCGCCAAGAGCCGCGCACCGTTGGACGTGTGGCTGGTGCGCACCATACCAGCCAGCCGCAAGCACCCGCAGATGCTGGCCGAGTGGATAGCGCTGGACTACGACATACAGGTGCTGGACCCAGGCTATGCCGAGGCCGTGGCACGGGCACGTAACGACATGTGCCGGCGACTTGTGCGCCAGTGGTACGCCCTCCACCTATCGCAAGAGACGATAGACGCGAGGCAAGCGGCCCGCCGCCAGCGACTCGCGGCCCTTGGCTTGCGTTCCATGCCATCTTCGGTGCCTTCATCGCGCCCGGAATGGTGATTTTTTAAACTCACGGCGCCGGGAAAGACCCCGCGCCCAGTTTTTTCTCCCCCCAACACGGGAGGAAAAACGGCACGAAAACGTTGGAACATCAAGGAAAAGAAAGGATACGGATAAATGAGCCAAAACACGTTCGACATTTTCGACGACACCGCCGGCCGGCACGTCGGGCAACAGGAAAAGGCCACCCGTCGGCTGATCGAGAGCCTTACCGAGCGTTCGGGCGGCGACCTTGACCCGTTCGCCACCACGCTATGCGCCAGCCTGTTGTCCTTGGCCCAGAACATCGACACACAGCGCAACGCCGGCAAGGAGATCAGCCGCAACATGAACACGTACTTGGACAACGTGCAGCGCCTTCAGGACATGTACCCGCCGGAACCGAAGGTGGACGAAGACGTGGCCGCCTACTTGGCCGAGGCGAAGGCATGACCAGGGAACCGCCGCTTATGCGAGCCGGAACGCGCCGCGACCCATCGCGCCGCACAGACGGCAACGTGGTGGCGCGCACTGCCGAACTGTTGGGCAAACCGTTGTTGCCTTGGCAACGGTACGTTGCCGACGTGGCCGGCGAACTGGACGACGCCACAGGCACGTACCGGTATGACACCATCGTGCTTACCACGCCCCGCCAGTGCGGCAAAAGCACGTTGATAGACACCGAGGACACGCGCAACGCCCAGCTTGGACGCGATAGGAAGATCTATTACCTTGCCCAGACCGGCAAGGACGCCGAACAGCATTTCAAGGAATACGTGAAGCAACTGAGGGACAGCCGGCTGGCACCGCTGGCCCTGAAGCCACGACTGAGCAACGGCGGCATGGAACAGCGGTTCGCCAACGGCAGCTTCATACGCCCTTTGGCCGTCACGAAGGTGGCCGGCCACGGCGTGCAGATGGACAAATTCACCTTGGACGAAGCGTTTAGCCTGACCGAAGAGGCCGGCTATATGATCTTGGACGGCTTGGGGCCGACCATGAACACCCGCTTAAGGTTCACCGGCGTGCAACCACAGATGTGGATTACATCGACCGAAGGCACGGCCGCTTCGACGTTCTTCAACACTCTGTTGGACGGCTTGCGCGCCGGCGACGTGCCCGAACGCACGGCGTGGTTCGACTTCGGCTTGCCCGACGACGAAGACCCCGAAGACCTCAAGGCCGTGGCACGCTGGCACCCGGCAGCCGGCCTGTTGTGGGACTTGCGCCAGTTGGCCGACTTCCGCCAGCAGTTCGGGGACAACAAGGCCGGTTGGGCGCGAGCCTTCGCCAACCGGCGCGACGTGGGCATAGCCGAGCGCATCATATCGGCCGACCTGTGGAACGCCACCACATGCTGGCCGATAGCGCCCGGCGACTTGGCCGGCCGCCCCGTGGTGTTCGGTGCCGCCGTGGACGTTGACGCCACCCACACGGCGATTAGCGCCGGAATATTGGAACACGACGGCACCGTTAACGTGCAGTTGCTCAAGGTGCTGGACGGCACCGGCGCGGCACCCAATGAGATAACCAGACTGTGCGCCACCTACGACGCGCCCCTGTGCATGGACTCGCGCGGCCCGAACGGCGACTTGTGCGACCGGCTGAAGGCGTTGGCCGACATCAACGGCGACCCGGTTGTGCGTTTCGTGGACATGCAAGCCGGCGATTTTCTCAGCGTGGGCCAGTCGTTCGTGAGCGGCCTTGAGAACGGCACCGTGCGGCACGCGGCCGACACCGAGCTGGACGCCAGCGCGGCGAACAGCGCGCGCGCATGGAGCGGCGACGCTTGGCGCATATCACGGCGCGGCAGCACCGGCAAGACATCACCGCTCGAAAGCGCCATGCTTGCCGCGTGGGGCGTATCCCACCGGCCCGAACCCGAAGGGCCGTTGCAAATATTCTGACCATGTACGGCTGTGGCGGACTGTGGCGGGCAATGGCGCACGCCACTCGCCACGGCCATGCGTGAGCGCGCATGATGTGTCGCATGAACGACTTCGGTTTTTTTCAGCGGCTACGCTTCGCCGGCAAGATCATCACGCGCGGCGTGGCCGCCGTGGACGACATGCCGGCCGAGATAATGCCGCCAAGCCGCACGGCCGCGTATGACCCGCTGCAACTGTCCACCGTGTTCCGTGGCGTCCAGGTGCTCCAGACCGCAATCGCCGGCTTGCCGTTGCACGAAATGCGCGGCGGCGTGAAGCTCAACACGCTTACGTCCATCATCGACCGCCCGGACGCCAACCGAAGCCGCCGCGACTTCATAAGCGACATCGTGGCGTCGCTGTGCTTGGACGGCAACGCGTTCGTTCGCAAACTGCGCTATGACGGCGAAGTGGTGTCGTGCCAAGTCTTGCCGCCGTCTCTGGTGACCGTGCGCGACGATGGCCGCGACCCCGCCGCGCCGGTGCTTCGCTATTCGTATCTTGGCCGCGAGTACACGCCGGATGAAATCACACACCTGAAGTTCCTGAACGTTCCCGGCCGGTTGCGTGGCCTTGGCCCCATTTCGGCGGCGCGCGAAGAGGTGGAGGGCGCGAAGATGGCCCGCGACTACAAGGCCCGGTTCTACACCGATAGCAGCAACGTTAAGGGCTATCTGAAGAGCGACCAGAAGATCACGCCCGACAGCGCGAAACAGGCGAAGGACGATTGGGGCAAGGCCGGCAAGGCCGGAGACATCAAGGTGGTTGGCAGCAACCTAACCTATGTGCCCTTGGACATGAAGCCGGCCGACCTTCAGTTTTTGGAAACACAGAAGTTCGACACCACCCAGATCGCCCGCCTGTTGGGCATCCCGGCCAGCATCATGCTGGCCGCCGTGGACGGCAGCAACCTCACCTATTCCAACATCGAGCAATCGTGGATTGAGTTTGCGGACTACACGCTGGCCGCCTACACGGGCGAGATCGAGGAACTTCTAAGTTCTTTGCTACCGCGTGGCCGGGTGGTGCGTTTCGACTGGGACAGCAGCCGCCGCGCCGATATGGCCGACCGTTACAACGCCTACAAGACCGCCATCGGCTCCGGGTGGCTCACCGTGGACGACGTGCGCGACCGCGAGGGCTTGCCGCCGTTGACGCCCGAACAGGCGGCCCAGATTCAACAGATCGGAGGAACCACCAATGAGCAATGAGCACGACGAAAGGCTTATGGAGGCGCGCACGCTCAACGTCACCGGCCTACGCTTGCGTGACACCGGCGACACCGGCGACGGCATGACCTTGGAGGGCGTGGCCGTGCCCTTCAATCAGCGATATGCGCTGTTCAGTGATTACGCCGAGGTGATAGACCCCGATTGCGACTTCGGCACCCGCAAGACCGTGAAAGTGAGCCGCGAGCATGGCGACCTTATCGGCAAGCTGACCGACATGCGCCGCGAAGCGGACGGCTTGCACGTCGTGGCGAAGCTGGCCGACACCGAAAGCGGGCGCGAGGCCGCCGAACTGGTGCGTGAAGGCGTCTACGACGGCTTCAGCATCGGCTTCAGGCCGGTGGAAAACAGGGTTATCGACTCGGACGACGGCGTTACCGAAGTCCACCGTAGGGCAATCGACCTGTTCGAGGTGGCCGTTACCGGCATCCCCGCGTATCCGGCCGCCGAAATCACCGGCCAGCGTTCCCAGACCATCACAACCAACAACAACGACGAAGGAATGGAGGCACCCGTTATGGGCGACAACACCAACAACGAACAGCGCGATAACGCCATGAACGAACGCTTGGAGGCGTTCAGTGAGGAACTGCGCGGCATCAAGGCCACCGTGGCCGCCGGCATCCAGACCACCCCGCCGGCCGAGCTGGGCGGCGAGTTCCGCACCGCCGGCGACTATCTCAAGGCGCTGAGCGACGAACGCGACGCCAACCACGCGGCCGCCATCGACCTTATGCGCCAGACCAGCGACGCCATCGTTACCGGCGACACCGGCAACACCGTGGCATGGATTGCCGATGACTTGCGCCTGATCGAACAGCGCCGCAAGGTGACGAACATCCTCACCCGCGACACGCTGCCGGCCACCGGTATGAGCATGGAATACAACGTGGTCTCCGAGGACACCACGGCCGTGGACAAGCAGACCGCCGAGGGCGCGGCCCTGACCTTCGGCAAGGTGAAGTTCGGCACCAAGACCGCCGACATCAACACTTATGGCGGCTACACCACGCTTTCGCGCCAGACCATCGAGCGCAGCACCACCCCCATGCTCAACACGGCGCTGAAGGCCCTGAACAACGCCTACGCGAAGTCCACCGAAAACGCCGTGCGCACCTACCTGTACGACCTCATCAAGTCCCAGCGCGACGCGACCGACAACCCGAACAACATCACGGCCCCGGCCGCTTTGAACGACATGACGACAGACCAGTGGGCCGGCCTTATCCTTGACGCCGCCGAGGTGATGGACGATAGGAACGCGGCCATGACCCGTCTGGGCGTTTCCAAGGACGTGGCGCTGGCCCTTATCAAGCTCAAGGACTCGGGCACCCGGTTCATGGACATTTCCGGCAAGGGCGGCGACACCATCGGCGCTTTCGACGTCACCGGCGTGGTGGGCGACATCATGCGCGTGCCGGTGTACTTGCTGCCGAAGGCCCCGGCCGGCACCGCCGCGTTCATCGACCCGACCGCCGTCACCGTGTGGGAGAGCGGCGGCCCCACCCAGCTTTCCAACACCGACCCAGTGAACATCGTGGACAACTATTCGGTGTACGGGTACATGGCCGTGGCCGCGACCTTCACCGACGGCCTGTTGCCTGTCAAGTTCACTGCCACCGGGATGTGACCATGGAAGACGAACAGTTGTTGGCACAGCTGCGCAACGAGGTGAGCGTGCCAAGCGGTGACGATGAACGACTAACCGCGAAGCTGGCCGCCGCCAAGGCGTATGTGGCAAGCGCCGTGGGCGCGGCGTCCATCAAGGACGAAGTGCTGGCCGATTGCATCGTGAGTTGTGCTGCGGATCTGTACAACAGCCGCGACGCCCGGCTGGGCGTCATGAGCGTGGGCGACGGCACGCTGGAACCGTTCAGGGTCAGCAGCGACCCGTTGCGCTCGGTGTGGCCGAAACTCAACGCGGCCGGCATCCTGACCGGGAGCGTGGTGATCGCATGAGCAGCCAAGTAACACGAGAGCGCGAAGCCCTTATGGACATGCTGACGGACGCCATGGGAGACCTCGCTTGCGTCGTCACCATCGACGCGCAGGACGCCCGCCCGTTGCCAGGCAGAATAGCGGTGCTGATAGACCCGCCGGAACTCACGTTCGAGAGCTGGCATATGCAGACCATCATTTGGACGGTGAACCTCATAGCCGGCACCATGGCCACGCAGGCGGCCGCCTTGGACCTGTTGACCGACGGCGTGCAACGCTTGCACGACCGCCAGGTGAACTTGCGGGACGCGAAACCAAGCACGTTCAACCTGACCGGAGTGGGCAGCCTGGCCGCCTACACCATAACCCTCAACCCGTTGGATTAGAAAGGACACAATCATGACTGGAAAGATCCGCACGCTCGGCCCCGGCATCTTCAAAATCACCGACACGGAAAATGGACGCGATTTCAGTGCCGACTTGACGAAAGCGCAGCTGAATCCCTCGAACAGCAGCGACGACCCGACCACCTACCTCGACGGATCAGAGGAGACGAACACCACGACCACGTGGACGTTCGAGGGCACCGTGGGCGACGACTTCAGCGAGGACGGTCTGGCCGTCTGGCTCTTCGATCACAAGGGCGAGACGCTGCCGGCCCAGTTCGTCCCGAACCAGACCGGCAAGATCCAGTGGACCTTCAACGTCACCATCGCGCCAATCGCCATCGGCGGCGACGTCAAATCGAAGAACACGAACGATCTGAGCTTCGCCGTCACGAACGTCGCCCACGCACCGTACACGGGCAAGTGATGGCGGGCAAGTGATGGCCGGCAAGGCACTCATGGTCGTCGGCCAGAAACGCTTCGTGCAGACGATGCGCAAGGCCGGCGCGGACATGGACGACCTGAAGGAAGTGAACCGCGAGGCCGCGCAGATCGCATTGCCCGCCGTCCGCAACCTCGCCCCGCGAGGCAAGACCGGCCGGCTGGCCGGCAGCCTGCGTGTCGGAGCGACGAAACGCGCCGGCGTCATTCGCGCCGGCCGCAAGGCCGTGCCATACGCGGGCCCAATCAATTACGGCTGGCCGAAACGGCACATCCGGCCACGGCTCTTCGTCAACAACGGCGTCGCCTCCACCGAGAGCCAATGGCAAAAGGTCTACAAGGACTTCATCGACAAGACATTGAAGCAAGTGAAAGGAAAATAATGGCAACCACGAGAATCACCTACACGGACGGTACCAGCGAACTCGTGCCGATCACGATGCGAGCAACCTGCAAGGCCGAGGCGCACGCCATCGAGGCCGGATGGGGGCCAATCACCCAGTCCCCCGTCCGTTCCGGCGCGTACGTGGCCTACGCGGCCCTGCGCATGGCCGGGCGCACCATGCCTGATTTCGAGCATTGGCTGGACACCGTGGCGTCCTTCGACCTTGCGGCACCGACGGAGGAGCCGGAAGAGGGAAACCCTACGGACTAGCCGCGTGGCCCCAAGACTCGCTCGGCCGTCTCTCGTTCCTCCTGGCAAGCCGTTTCGGCGGCACGCCATGGCAGTGGAGGAACGAGGCCGACGAATTGGATTGGGGCACCGGACTGGCCGAACTGCTCAAGGAAGCGGAAGAAACACCGAAGGAGTGAACCATGGCGCACAGCGCGATCATGAGCGTGCGCATCACCGGCAACGCCGATGATGCCGTCAAGGCGTTCGAGAAGACCACCACGAAGGCGGCCGCTTTCGGCAGCGCCATCGGCGGATTGGCCGTCAAGGGCGTGACCGCGCTGTGGGACACGGTGAAGGGCTTCGCCGGCGACGTGGTGACCATGTCGGACAGCACCGACAAGTTCATGAACACCATGAGCTTCGCCGGCATCGACACCAAAGCCGTGCAGGCAGCAGCGAAGGAAACACGCAAATACGCCGACGCCACCGTGTACGGCCTCGATGATATCCAGAACACCACCGCGCAGCTCGCGGCAAACGGCATCGGCAACTACATGGAACTGACCGAGGCGGCCGGCAACCTCAACGCGGTGGCCGGAGGCAACGCCGACAGTTTCAAAAGCGTCGCGATGATGCTCACGCAGACCGCCGGCGCGGGAAAATTGACCACCGAGAATTGGAACCAGCTTGCCGACGCCATACCGGGCGCGTCCGGCAAACTCCAGGAGGCGCTGCTGAAGAACGGCGCGTACACGGGCAACTTCCGCGACGCCATGTCCAAGGGCGAGATCACCGCAGACGAGTTCAACAAGGCGCTCATGGACCTCGGCATGACCGACGTGGCGAAACAGGCCGCGACATCGACCAGCACCATCGAGGGAGCCATGGGCAACCTCGAAGCAGCCGTCACCGGCGGCCTGACCGACGCGTTCAACCTCTTCAAGCCGACCGTCACAGGCGGCATCAACGCGGCCGCGACGGTAGTCACAAACCTCGCGCAGACCGGCACGCAGGGATTGCAGACGTTCTTCGCACAGGTCAAGGACACCGGAGCGTTCAACGCATTGCAGACGGCCGCGCAGTCGGCCGGCGGCGGCCTGCAATCATTGTGGACCGGCATCATGGCCGTCGTGAACGCGATGACCGGAGGACAGCCGGCCGGAACCTCGTTCGGCAACGTGCTCAACGCCGTCGCCGCGGCCGCGCAGACGGTCGGCGGCTGGCTGAAGACCGCAGGCGACTGGATCAGTCAGAATCTGGATCTTGTGACGCCACTCGTGGCCGCGGTCGGCGGAGCCGTGGCGGCCGTCACCGCCGTCACCACCGCCATGCGGATTGCCGCCGTCGCTCAGGCAGTGCTCAACGCTGTCATGGCCGCGAACCCGATCATGCTGGTCATCACGCTCATCGCCGCGCTCGTGGCCGGACTCACCTACTTTTTCACCTGCACCAACACCGGCAAGGCCGTGTGGTCGAGTTTCACGGGTTTCCTGTCTGGCTGCGTGCGGGGCATCATAGGCTTCTTCTCCGGTCTCGGTTCAACCATCGTCAACATCTTCAACTCGGCCGCGAACGGTGCCAAGAACGCGTGGAACGGCGTGGTCGGCTGGTTTCGTGGACTGCCCGGCTCCATAGCCGGGTTCTTCGGCAACGCCGGCAGCATCCTGTACAACGCCGGAGCGAGCATCATCAGCGGTTTCCTCAACGGCCTCAAATCGATGTGGAGCAACGTGACCGGCTGGATCAGCGGCATCGGCGACTGGATCAAGGCCCACAAGGGCCCGATCTCATACGACCGTCGCCTGCTCATCCCCGCCGGCCAGGCCATCATGACCGGTTTCGCCCAGGGCCTCAACACCGGGTTCGACAGCAACGTTGAAACCGCTATCAGCCGCGCTAACCGCAGACTAGCGGCCATGCCACTCAACCTCTCCGCCCAGGGTAACACGGCCACGCCAGCCGTGGTCAACACCTGGAACGTGGAGATCAACGGCGAGGTCATCGACAAGGACGGCACCGCCAAGGCCATCAAACGGCTCCTGGCCGACTACGACGCAAGGAGGTCATGAGATAGATGCAGCAATGCTTCATGTTCATCGATACAGGCAACGGCACCGGCTGGACACCGGTGAACGATTCCACCAAGGATGTAGCGGCCCTGGACTCTTTCACCATCGATTGGGGAAGTGACGGCATCGACGAACAACCCGAGCCGGCCGTCATGTCGTTCACCCTCCGCGACCGCACCGGACGGCTCGCAGGCCAGGCATTGACATTGGCCGGCATGAAAGTGGTCGTCCAATTCTCCAACCAGCCTCGATGGATGGACCTGACGCCAGCGATGGGCTGCTGGCGCGATCTGCGCATCCCCATCGACTCGCTCCACAAGACGTATTCGCCAGACTCGCCAGACTCGCCAGACTCGCCATCCGAAACAATGTTCGCCGGCAGCGTGTCCACCGGCGGCAGCATCGAACCGGCCAGCGACGGCGGGTGGCTGCTCAAACTCTCCGCCACATCGAGGATGGCCATATGGAAACGCCTGCAATCCCAAGGACCGACAGACACGGCCGCGAAATGGAACGGCGCGCACTGGATAGGCACGCCATCCGCACGACTCAAGGAGATGAACCGCAGGGCCTCGGCGCAGGGAGCGCCGGAAGCCCAACTGGACGGGCTCGCCCTGCCGTCAAGCGTCGCACCATACACGCCATCAGACCACCCATCGCAGCTCGCCCTGCTGCACCGGCTCACCGTCGGGCCACGACTCCCTCAATGGCACGAAGTCTACGACGGCGCAGCATCCACCATCAGGCCGCTGTTCCTCGCCGACCCAATCGCCGTGCATCTGTCAGCCGATGGCCGACTCAACGTCCTCACCGACGGAGAGACACGATACGCACTCTCGGCGGCCGACATCGAGGCATCGACGGATCTGAGCATCACCGAACCTTTGACACAGGTCGTCATCAACGCGAAACGAGTCAAATCGGACAACGGCAAGCTTTCTTTCGACGACGTGGAGATCACGATGGGAGACCAGGACCGTCTGCCACCACAATTGACCGTCATACAGAAGAGCCTCACCATCGATTCCGACATGCTCGCCGTGGACGACTCGGGCGGCGTATGGAACAGCGGCGGCACCTCGAACGTCAGCGACACGGACCGCGCCAACATCGCGCAATGGCTCGAATCGCACGACCTGCGCATGGTACCGGAGACAGTGACGTTCAACAGCACGCGAATCGACCCGGCACGCCGGCCATGGCTGTACAAGGCAAGCCCATCCGGCCCATTCATCATCGTCAAGGCCAAATCGTCGGCTCTGACCGGCTCAGACGGCCGACCGGCCTTCACCGGCCCCATCACGACCATCGGCGGGACGCTCTCATACCGATGGCGCAACGGCAAACCGACACTCACCCAGGAAGCGACGCTCGCCGCGCTTCGACCGCTCTTGGCAAACCGCATCACATGGGCCGACCTGCCATCCGGCCTCAGCTGGCAGCAGCTCGACCTGCACATCTGCGACCTCTCGATGATCCAGATCATCGACGCTTCTTCGCCCACCGCCGAAAAGGAAGGAACACAATGACAGCAACAACACCAATCTACGGCCTCTCGTATCCCGAAGGCTCCGACCTCGTATCAACCGCGCCGGACTCGTTCAAGAGCATGGCCGACACGTTCGAGAAGGCGCTTGACCAAGTGGACCGGAGGACCACGCCGGAAGGCGTCAAACCGGCCGTCGCCACCACCCTCGAAGCCCTTCGGCAGATCACCGGCGTCATCGGCCAAACAGGTTTCGTCACCGGCGGCAACGACGACAACGGCCCATATGTGTGGGACGGCACGCAATGGGTCAAGACCCGAACCGCCGACATGCCATGGAACGGCACTTGGAGACTCAATTCGCAGATTTACACCGGACGCAAATGGGTGGACGGCCGCCGCATCTACATGCAGGTCCGAGAATACAAGAACCTGACCAACAACTCGCGCACCCCACCGGGCTTCATCATCTACAGCCTACTGGACTACCGCGTCATCACCCAAGGAAACGGCGGCGCGCTCCAACCGTACCTCGCCACCGACACCTACTGGCATTCAGAAGTCACGGTCACACCATCCGAGATCCTCGTACGCAAAGGCGCATCGAACACGAGCGCGCTCAACGTCTGGATCGTCTACGTCTACACGATGCCCGACACGTGACGGATCTCATCATCGCCATCGTCGGCGCTATCGGCGCGGTCGTCGGCGCACTGGTCTCCACCCTCTCGGCCGCCGCGAAGAACAAGATGGAAGCCTACAGGCTCGCACAGAAGATGCAGGCCGACAACCAACGCCTCTGGCAATGGAACCGGCAACTCATCGACCACATCTACCGCCGCGCCCCACCACCACCGCCGGAACCACCTGAAGACCTTTTCAACTAGAACGGAGCCAACGTGAGCGACATCATCTGGAAAGGAAGCCCGAACCACTACGTGGGCCGCAACGGCTACGGCGTCACGCACATCACTTTGCACATCATGGTCGGATACCTGGCCGGCACCGATTCCACGTTCGCCAGCCAGTCAAGCCGTGCCTCGGCCCACTACGGCATCGGCGCGACCGGAGAGATCCACCAATACGTGTCGGAACTCGACGGCAGCTATTCCGACGCGAACTACGCATCGAACAATTCGACCATCAGCATCGAGCATGAGGGAGGAATGGCCAACGGTGCGGTCTGCACCCAGGAGTGCATCGACGCAAGCGCGCGCCTCTGCGCCGACATCGCGCGCAGGTACGGGTGGACGAAACTGTGGCACGACGGACTGAAAGGCAACGTGTGGCTACACCGGGAGATCCCAGGCACAGACCACCTCTCATGCCCCGACCTCGCGCCCAACGGCCTGCCATACAAGCAGATCATCGACAAAGCAAATCAGATACTCGAAGGAGGCTCCATGTCAAGCGCAGGAGACGAAGTATGGAACTGGGCCTACAAGCCCAACGGGAAGAACGCCACACCGGGCGGCAACATGTACAACCTGCTCGCCTACGAGCTGCCGCAGCGTGTCCGTGACAGCATCATGCAATACAGCTACAAGGGCTCAGCACCGGGCGGCAACATCTACAACACAATCTGCTTCGAGATCCCCGGAATGCTGAAGCATCTCACCAAGACCATCGAGAAGCAGCAGCAGCAGATTAGCGAACTGTCCGAAAAAATCAGCAAGCTGGAAGGGACCACGAAATGACCGACACAACGGAAAACCGACTCCCGACGGCCAACACAACGGAATATGACGCAATGCCCGTCTCGGCGCAGATCATGGCCGCCACCGATGACGACGCCGAGACCACGACGCCGAGAATCGACGGCGGCACAATATCCAGATTCCTCGTGCTCCTGCTTGCGCTTGTCAACCAGGCACTGACCATGTTCGGCCATCCGGTGCTCAACATCGATGACACGACCATCACGCAGCTCGTAAGCCTCGCATGGACAGCCGGCAGCGCCATCTGGTGCTACTGGAAGGACAACGACGTGACCACGAAGGCCCGCGTCAAAAAGGCGAGGTTATCGGCACGTCACGCGGCCTAAATAAGACGGACGGCCGCCGTGGCTTCTCTCAGACGGCCGTCCGGCATCGCCACGTAATGCTCCGTGGTCTCAACCGATTCATGGCCGAGCAGTTCCGCGACCACGAACAGGTCGTGTGTGGCGGCGTATGCCGTGGTGGCAAAACGGTGCCGCAACGTGTGCGCGGCGTACCCGTCCGGCAGCAGATGACTGATGTGGTCCCCGATATAGGACTCTTCCACATGGCCGCCAAACCGGCCGGGAAACAGGTATCCGTTCGCGTCCATGACGATGGCGGCCAAATCGTCCGGCAACGGCACGATACGTTGTTTATCGCCTTTGCCACGCACGATAAGCGAATGGCCGGCACTGTCAGCCACGACGTCATCGCTATGGACACGGGCAATCTCTCCGCGCCGCAGCCCGCACTCGGCTCCGAACCGGATCATGAGCTTTTCCGCTGCCGTGGCCTTCTCCATCGCAGCCGTGATGTATTTGTCCGGGCATGGCCGGGGATGCGCGTGTGGCTTCTTCACGCGTGGCACATCCAGACTCGGGTCGTCGCTTCTCCTGCAGCTTTTGTGCAGCCAACGGAAAAACGACGAAATGGTGTTCCGGTACGCCTTGCGGGTCTCCGGTTTCCATTGTTGTCGCGCAAAGACCTGCACAATCTGCTCCGTGGTCACGTCTTCGGGACCTGATGGCATGAACAGCGCCGCGAGATGCACCATCTTGTATCGACGGCTTTTGATTGTCTGTGCTGATAGGCCGGCCGCCCTAAGGGTGTCAGTCCACCCGTTGATGCTTTTGCGCCATGGGACCGGTGCGCTGATCTTGTTTCTCATGATTCATCATGCACCCCTAGCTTTAAGCGGCTAAACTGAGCTTGGATAAGCTCAGAAGCCCCATGGATTTGAACCGTGGACCTCTGGTGTCCCCAGAGGTCCACGGTTCAAATCCATGCCCCGCTACCAATTGAAACCGGAAACCTTTTGGTTTCCGGTTTTTTGTTTTTCTAGGACGCCTCGCTCCTTTTATATAAAGTCCCCATACATATCGAACGCAACCGACGCGCACAACGTATGGTCATGCCGCTGTAGCCTTCATAATCGAACATAATCGCAAATCATGCATTAAAACGCTTTACCAAAAGTATTTGAAGAAAGCACTTGTAGCCGCATCGCCGTAATCGTTCCGAAAAGGGAAATCACAAAAAGAACACAACTACCTCTATACTAAGCTATAGGAATGAAGCAAAATAATCAAGCGCAACACCGC